AAGGTAACACAATCCGTAACATCTGGTGTCCAACTTGCATGCCTCCCAGAAAATATAAAAGATCCTGTTTGACTCCCTAAAGTCTGGTTGCCCAACATCAATCTTGGTCCACTGCAGGTACATGTAATGAGAACCAGTAATATAACTAGGAATACCCTTGTTATAGAACCAAAATCCTTCATCACGTCTTTTAAATTCTTCATCAATATAATCATACCATTTATCTTTAAATAGAGAAGGATAATTATTCCAATCAAAAACTGTTTTAATTCTAGACAATTCTTTTGGATAATTATGTGACTCCCAATATTGTTCATCTTTTTTTCCCGATCTTTTATAAACTTCTTTTTCTAATGGAAGTGCAATTTTAAGACCTTGTATTTCATATATTTCACCTATTTTACCAGTTTTACTAATAATAATAATATCGTGTTCTTCATTATAACCTGCCTCCCATTTATTATATCTATTATTTCTTTTAAGTATTTTAGATTTAATATGATTAGGTAAAATCTTATATAAGTTTTGTTCGTACATTACTTAGATCTACCTTCTGCAAAACCTTTAAAGTTTGCGCCTTTATCTTTTTTAGAACCTTCTTTCAACATACTTTCCTCTTCTTCTATACGTGTTAGTATTTCAAAAGCATCAAAGATTGCTAATTTTTTAGTAGCTGCTGCATTTTTTAATTTATCAGCAGATAAATCATCTTCTGAATCTACTATTTTTTCTTTAGCAACTTTAATTAATTCTTCTACTGCTTTTTGCCCAGCTTGGATTATATTCAGTTTCGTTTCTTTGGTGTTCATATTTAATTATAATATCATTTGATTGCATACAATATAGAAGCTCATTATCTATAATAAACTCAAACTCTCTATTAGGTTTAAAGCCAAGCACGTCTCCTGAGGTTATTTCTAACGCTTCTAAGGTACTATTGCCATATTTTAATATCCCAATATTCTTTTTTAATTTATCCTCTTTAGAATCATCTTTTTCTAATAAAGGTTTAATAAAACAAAAATCTTCGTTAGTGTTCCAACCATCACTATTTTTATATAAATAAATTTGATCAGGTGTAGCAAAATATAAATTGTCTTTAAAAAACTTAGAACTATTAACAGATTTACCTTTTACGTTATAGTATCGTCTAAATAAGTTATGATGTACTATGATTTTATAACCTGGTTTTATATTTGTTTTTAATCCTAAAGGAATACTTACAACACTTGCTGTTCTATTAATAAATTTATGATCTGAAATACTAGAGTTAATAATTAATTCTTTATTATCAACTTTTATTTTATTATCATATCTATCACCTATAGGTTTAATTATAAACTGAGACAGACTATTCATTAGTATTCTAAATCATACTCTACTGATATTGCCATGTTAGAATTAAACTTCTTCCAAGGTAATACCTCATCTTCTTTTTTAATAAAAATATTGTAAGAAGATTCTTCTTCATCTTGTAATATATGAGAAATAGTATGGCCACCATAAACTAACTGCCCAACAGCGTAATGCATGGCATCATTTTTATAGTCAGTACCTATACTAATTTTTCTTATAACGCTACTCACTTTCTTTTTCTATAGGAGTACAAACACCATCTTCTAAACTAATATTAACAGCACCATATTCTTTTTCTAATTCAGCTTTAAATTTTTCCATTTCCTCAACAACACCAGCATATTTATGATTTAACACGTGCTTTTGTGTTTCTATATAACCTATGTCTCTTAATAGTTGAGCAATTTCTGCTTGTTGTTTTTTAATTATATCTAATTGTTCTTCTGTAATTTGAACTTTAGCTGATTCGGCTTTTATTGATTTTACTTTTTTCATTTAATTTAATTTAATTTTTACTAGTAAAGGGCTAGTATTCCCGTTGCTGTAGTAGCTGCGTCAGTAGTGTATATTTTTCTAAATAATCCATTTAATACTGTTCCTGCTGGTATAGCTGTCATTGTTATTGTTTGGTTTGCTAGTGCGCCAACTAACTCTCCTTTTACAGAACCTCCACTACCAGAATATAATCCAAAACCTCCACCTGAATTAGGTTCAACTTCGTATATACCATCTGTAGCAGCGCCAGTACCTCCACTATAAGGCGGTTGTAAGTCTCCAGCTAATAATGTTATTGTTAATAATCCTGTTATCGCAGGTGCTTGAACACTAAAAGCGTTTGACATAGCTGTAGCATCAAAAAGTATAGTTTGACCTGTTGCTCCTATGTTAGGTCCTGCACCTGGGTTTAATGGAGCAGCAACCGCGGCACCATTTATAGTTCCATTAGGTCTTGTTTGTACCACTTGTATTCTATCTACATTACCAGCATTATCTATTCTAATTCTGTAAGAAGCACCAAATATATCATTTTGACTACCTGTTCCCACGCCTCTAGTACTAGATTGAGCTGAACCTAAAAATGTTCCTCCCGAAGCATACACAATACCTTCTCTAGTAACTGGAAGATTAGCTAAAGTAGAAGCTGCCGATGCTATTAAACCAGCCGCACTTTCAGGGGACCTTAATGTAGCAGATAATAATATATCTACTGCATTAGTAAACATTCCCGTTTGATTTTGTTGATACATATTTTTTTTATTTATTTATCTTTTCCTTTAATTTTTTCGTAAGTTCTTAATCCACCTAAGCCTAACATACCTAACAACACGGTCATTAAATGATCCATTTGTAAAGCGGGTGGAGCTTCGGTAGTTTGTGTTACCCATATAAACAAGTCTCTTATAACAAAGTTATAGGCTAACGCTACTCCACATATCCAACCAATAAACGGTCTCCAACCAGCAACGAATAGTGTACGATGCTGAGCTTCAACTGCATTGATTTTTGTTTGTAATTCTATTAATTTTTCAGGATCTAATTCTTTGCCTTTTATTGCTTCTCTTATATCCCAAGCCAAGTTTCCAGCAACAGATTTATTTCCATCACCTTTACTTAAAAGACCTAGTAAGAATTTAAACATATATTAGTTTAAATCCTCGGAGTTTTCTGCAGCTTCTATTTTGTCTTTTCCACTCAATCTAGCTTTGTTTTTGTCAATTCTTTTTTCAGTATCTTTCATCATAGGTGGACCACCACTTGATTCAACCTCTGCTCCATAACCTTTATTTAGGTTTTTAGCTGGGCTGTCGGATATGTTGTTAATTGGATCTTCATTCAGTAAGTTTGATCTTCGTTGATTTATAAACCAGTTTGCCATAATTTTTTTTATTGTTATACGTTATATGCTTCTTTTTCCCAAGGTAGAGTTTCATCTCCGTCAAGAAAATTTTCTCTTGGATATTTTTTACCTTTCCAAGTTACACTGTCATCATCATAAGAAAGATCTCCTCTTTTCATTTGATCAAGGTGAACTTTTTCATGAGTTATAACTTCTTCTCTTTCTTGTTCGTTTGTTATATTTTTATTTATTAAAATACTACCATTTTCATCAGCAATACCCATAACGCCTTCTTCCAAGTCCATATTGTAAACTGGAGTATTATCTACGTTAAAAGGAAAACCTTTCATTATAAAAGCCATATTATTGTGTATAAGGAAATATTTTGTTTAATGTGTTTTTTCGTTGTTCACAGCCACAGGGAATATTTAATCCCTGTGAAACTGTGTCAACAATACTTTTGATCCCAGTTTTATTAGTAAATTTTTCTATACTATCACCAAGACCTTCAGACTTCATATTATATAGCAGCGTTAGTTGCTATAGTCCAAGTTGAAAAGTAACATCTCAATGGGGTAGCCGCCTGATCAATACAAGTCACTGTAGATCTTGCACCACCTGGATTAGATGTCATTGCAGCATAAACTGCTTTGTCTGGAGCTCCAATACCACTAGTGATAGTTGGTACACCAGCTGCACCATTTGTTGTAGTTGTTACTACTGTTGTTATAACTCTACCCATTAATGCTGCTGCTTGACTGTCACTACCATAAGGTTGTAAAGTTATTGTTAATGCTCCTGTAGCTGCTACATAAGAGCAACTTTCTATGTGATCTACATTTACTAATTGTGGACCTTCTGTAAGTAAAGAAGCCGCGTTATTGCTGTTTACTATATTAAATGCTATAAATTGTGCCATTTTTTTTGATTTTTGTGTTAATGATTATTGTGTTATTGATTATTGTTTTAATGATTATTAAGCATTATTAATTCGCTATTTTTATGTTCCTGGAATATTTGATTTTTTTGTTTTGAATAATCGCGACATCATATCTTCTTGATGCTTTGCACTATCATAAGTTGCACCAAAAGGTAAAACTTCATTAGCATATTCTCTTGCATTTCCTTTTCCAATGGTTTCACCTTGTCCGCCTACATCTTGTATATAACGAGCTTTAGCAGCATCATCGCTTCCACCATACATTCCACTAGTTCTAATTCCTTCAAGATCATTTTTCCAAGCATTATCAAAACTAGATAATTTACCACCACCACCTGCTTCAACAGTTGTTGAACCAGTTGAACCACTTGAAAGAGCAGGAAGTTCATCAAAATTAGTAGGAGTAATGGTAAGATTACTATAAGTATTAGGATCAAATGCTTTATTACCTCCTCCAGGAGTTCCATTAGGCCCATAAGTGGCTGGATCAAGTGATGGGTTATTGGCCGCTCCAATTCCTCCTCGTTTGTTTAAATACTCTTTAGTCATAGTCATATCTGGCTTTTCTTTTTGATCAGGTTTTTCTCCTAAAGCAGTAATTATTTCACTTGCAGCTTCACCATATGCTTTATTTATATCACCTATACCTTTTACTTCTGCTACCTGAGCACTAAACTCATTACTTCCAGCATCATATGCTCCAGTAGATCCAGAGTGAATATCACCTGGTTTATAATGAAGAGGACTATCATTTTTATAGTCTTGATCAGCTCTATGAAGTTGGCTTTTAGTGTCGTGAATTAATTCTCTTTCATGAATCATATCTCTTTTATCACTACTACTACCAGACTCTTTATACTTTCTGTCTTCATTGTGTATTTGAGTTTTTGCATCATAAATCATTTCTCTATCGTGAATCATTTCTTCTTTGCGAGAATGTCTAGCATTACCAGTATATTTTCCGTAGTGTCCTTTTTTCATGTTATTTTTTTTCTTTATTTTTGTTACAAAAGCTTTTAGCAGCTCCAACACTACCAAAACCCCAATTTTTTAAAGCCATAGCTTTTTTAGTTGGTTCTCCTTTAGCGTCTTTCATTGCCCCAGCCATACCTGCAAATCTACAGGCAAATGAAACTCTTCTTTTACCAGTACCAGAAGTTTGTCTAGATCCTAGCTTTTTACCAGTTTCAGCTGTGTATTTCTTACGCATTTTTTTATTTTGTTTTTCGTAAGATTTTTCTGTAACTTTAAATGGGCTATTAGACATTATTTAGTATAGTTTAATTATTACTTCTTTTCTTTAAGTTTTACCCATTTAAATACTGTGTATCCAATAGTTACAAGTAAAAGTATAATTTTTAATGATACTTCTAGTTCGGTCATAGTTATAGCTAA